CTCGCAGGTGTTTGACTTGCTCCCGCCGGATATGCCTGAGCTGGCCCGCGAGCAGTTCAACTTTGGCTCCGACTACCACATGTCCGCACTGCTGTTCGGTGGCGTCATGAAGTACGTGGGTCGTGTTCCACGAGAGAAGGATGGCGAGCAAATCTATGTGAAGGTTGATGCCCCATTCTTCAAGAACGGGAAGGACACATGGAGCAAGCTGCCCCAGGAGGGCGTGTGCGAGTTCGATGAAGAGGTCGGCCTTTGGTACGACTACGAGCGGACCTGCCACCAAGCGCGGTACACTGCCGGCAAGCAGAAGGGCGAGCCCAAGTTCGTGAAGATGGAAACGAACGAGGTGGACACCAAGAACGGAGACATCCTGTTCCCTATGCCGGGCCTTCTGGACGAGAAGAACCGCGCCAAGCTCTCCACAGCGATGGAGGAGCAATGGACAGGCAAGCGGGAGCTGCGGGATGGGTCACCTGTCTACAGCACCGCAGGCGACGTCCTGGACGTCCTGGCGGCACACGACGTTCCTGGGGCCAAGCTGCTGCAACGAATCGGCAAGGTCGATAAGGACTTGGGCAGCTTCTACCTCAAGACAGAGCTTGACAAGGACGGCAACATCAAGAAGCAGTCCGGGATGCTCCAGTACGTGCAGCCTGACGGCTTCATCCACCACTCCCTGAACCACACCTCCACGGTTACTGGCCGGCTGTCCTCGAACAAGCCGAACCTCCAGCAGCTCCCACGTGGCGACACCAGCCGAGTCAAGGAGATGTTCGTGTCCCGGTTCGGTGACGATGGACAAATCCTCCAGGAGGACTACAGCGCACTGGAGACGGTGGGCTTGCAGGTGTTCTCCAAGGACAGCAACCTGAAGGCAGCCCTGCTGGAAGGCAAGGACATGCACTCAATCCGACTGGCCTCCATGGAGGAGCTGGACTACGACTACGTGGTTGCACGCACCAAGGACAAGAGCCACCCGGACCACGCAGAGTGGGACGTTAAGCGGACGGAAGTAAAGCCGGTGGCGTTCCAGTACCAGTACGGTGCGACTGCCTACGGCATGGCCATGTCCACCGGTAAGTCCCAGGAGTTCTGCCAAGCCTTTATCGAGGCAGAGCAGGCAGCGTTCCCCGAGGTCGAGGACTGGTTCAACAACGATGTGTTTGAGCAGGTCTACAAGACCAGCCACACGCTTAAGCCGGTCCGCCTGGAGGTAGCCGAGGGTGTGTTCAAGATGCTGCGCATCGGGACGTACACGAGCCCTGACGGAACATGTTACCAGTTCCGCCAGAAGACCAAGAGCAAGTACGACTGGGCAACCAAGAAGCGCGTCGATGTGTCGGAGTTCCATATCCCGCACATGCGAAACTACCCTGTTCAGGGTGGCTCGGGCTTCATCGTTCAGCTGTCATGTGCGCTGCTCATCCGGCACTTCATCAAGCAGGACTTCTACAACTGGAAAGCCCTGCCCATCAACACGGTGCACGATGCGAACTACTTCGACACGCACAAGTCAGTGCTGCGAGATGTGGCCCGCGATGTAGAGTGCATCATGGAGTCGGTGCCGGAGATGCTGAACCACATGTGGCCGGCATACAACTGCGAGGTTCCCTTCCCGGTTGCCGGTGGTGCTGGCGACAGCATGGCCGAGGAGAACTGCGTGTTCTCGACGGCGCACCCGAAGAAGGAAGCCGAGAAGTACAAAGAGGACGAAGCCTCCTGGGTGGCAGAGCGTGCTGAGTGGAAGACTAACTACCTTGCTGCCAAGGGAATCAAGAAGGTGTTCTGATGCGAGTAATCACCAAGGCCGAGAAGGCCGTACAGAAAGCACGCCGGCTGTGGTCGGCGATGTGGAAGCGACTCAATAAGTGGGGCGACGGGTACGAGCGAAAGCACATTGCCCGCCGTGCTGTTGTCGTTCTCATCGCTTCGCCGTTCGTCCTGGTCGAGATGGGCCGGCAGGCGTATCATGTGGTTGCCGATACGGTAACCGAACTCTACCAATACATCCGTCACAACCACTAAGAGGTAATACAACATGGCTATGAGCATTCAAGAGAAGTTGGCAGCCCGTGCAGCAGCAGCAGTCGTCCGTCAAGGTGACCAGAACGAAGTACAGGCCGGCGGTGGTGGTGGCGATTACACCCCGCCGCACGCAGGTAAAGCCAAGGCACGCCTCATCGGCTACATCGAGCTTGGTCCGCAGGCCAACAAGAAGGAGCCTACCCGCGAGCCGCTGAACAAGTTCAAGCTGCTGTTCCAGCTGTACGGCAAGAACGCAGATGGCCAGGAGTGGGTGCGCAATGATGGCAAGCCAATGACCATCGAATCCCGACCCTACTCCGTGAGCCGTGGCGAGAAGGCCATTGCTGTCCAGATGTGGAAGCGCATGTGTCCGAAGGCAGACGCAGCGCACTTCATGGAATTGCTGGGCCGTGCGTTCTGGGTAACCATTGAGCAGAACACAGTGCCGTCAAAGAAGGAGGGCCAGAAGGACCTCGTGTTTGCCAACATCGTGGAAGCGGAAGTCAAGCCTGCTGTCCGAGACGTGCTGGACGACGACGACAACGTAATCGGCCAGAAGGAAATCGCAGTTCCTGAGCCGGCTGACGAAGACTTCATCATCTTCGAGTGGGATGTCCCGAGCAAGGAGGACTTCGAGCGACTCACCAAGGGTCAGCAGTCCCTCATCCGTAAGGGTGTGAAGTTCAAGGGCTCCGCACTGGAGGCACTGGTTGGCGGCAACCCGGCAACAACCGACGCACCTGAAGAGGACGAGGAACAGGAGCACGACGAGCCGCCGTTCGACACGGACAACAAGCCGGTCGAAGAGGTCAAGGTTGACGAGTCCCAGCTGCCGGACCTGTAACAGATGGTGCCTGCCAGGTATCGGGAGCGGCTCGAACGGGCCGCCCTTAACCCGCAGTTCCATGTGAACGAGGGGTTCACCTTGTTGTCGTGTGATGCGGACAGCATCATCTACAAGGTGGCAGCGACAACCAACAACATCGAGACTGCAAAGAAACGGTTCGTCGAGCGGGCCATGACCTTGCAGTACCTCGCAGACGCAGACACTGTTAGCCTGCACCTAACTCCGAAGCACTGTACAAAGGCTGGCCGGTTCAACGTACTGGCCACAAAGGAGTACCAGGGCCAGCGCAAGAGCGGGAACAAGCCGGAGCTGGTGGAGCCGCTACGGTACGCGGTTGGCCGGCAGAAGCTGTGGCTGCCCGAGGAGTTCACCATCGTGTTCAACGACACGTATGAAGCGGATGATTCGGTAATCATGGAGGGTGAGACCTTCGGTGACAACTGCATCATCTTCAGCGAAGATAAGGACCTGTTATGCACGAGACGAAGAATGCTCTGCCCTGTGGAGCGTGTTGTGATTCCGGGAGTGCCATTGAATTCCGTGGGTACTCTGGAGATGAAAGAGCTATCCCGTTCCAAGAAAGTGGTTGGTCGCGGCCCTTTGTTCTTCTGGGCGCAGATGCTCATGGGGGACACTGCGGACAACATTGCGGGCTTGACGAAGTACCTGGGGAAGCCGGTTGGTCCGGTGAGGACCTGGGACTTGCTTTCCCCGATGAGTGGGACGAGTACATCTGAGGCAGAGGTAGCACACTTCGTGCTGTCCTGCTACATGGAGAACGGCCAGAACCCAATGCCGGAAGGCTGGCTCCTCTGGCTCTACCCAAAGGTAGGGTACAATTTCTTCCAGCATGTGAAGGCCCTGGGCCTGCTGGATACCGGTGATGCACTGGCCAACTGGCTGAAGGTGCAGTTCAATCTCAAATGGTTTGTCAATAAGAAGGAAGATTAATATGTCCAAATTCAACGTAGGTTCCATGATGGTTATGGCTGGTGCTGCTCTGGGTGCCTTGGTTTCTGACGGCGCTCTGCGACAGGTCGGCGTAATCCGCACCCAGTACACCGAGGTTGACATCAATGGCGAGCGCAAGGTTACCGGCCACAGTATCGAGGCGGTTCTGGAGTGCCTCGCCGCAGACAAGGGATTCGACTCTGGTGAGTTCTACGCTGTGGAGATTCACCGTGGAGTGGCTCTCGTAAACCCTGTGACCGACACCGAGATGGTGGATGCCTTCGTTGAGCAGCTGGCACTGCTGGACGACGAACAGATTCGTCTGGGCAACCACTTCGTATACGACCAGGAGATGGTCACCACCCAGGAGTTCATCAACAATGATGCGTAAGCTGACGCGCTCTCAGATGACCACCCTGAAGCTCAAGCTGATGCGTGCACCTGGGGCCACCTGCCCATTGTGTACAAAGCCGTTTGCAGGGCTGGAAAGCAAGAACGTGGTTGTTGACCACGACCACAACACCGGTCAGATTCGGGGCATCCTATGCCGGGGGTGTAACGGTGCCGAGGGTAAGGTTGCTAATGCTGCCGGTCGGTGGGCTGGCCTCGGCATGGACTACTCTAAGATAACGCCCTGGCTCCAGAACCTCGTGAACTACCTCAAGTCCGAGTCGATGGACCTCATCTACCCGTCTCACCTCACCGAGGAAGAGAAGAAGAAGAAAGCCGGCGACAAGCGCCTGCTTGCAGCACAAGCGAAGGCACGAGCCCGCGCAGCCAAAGTTAAAGCCAAGAAGGAATCCAAATGAAAACTAAACTGATGAGCCTGTTCACCAAAGATGTGCACGTTGAAATCCTGAACAGCCACCCGCGTGACAAGGTGGCGGCTGCCGAGTACACAAAGCGGTGCGGCCTCTCGGTTAGTCCCCAGCTGGTGCGCTACTGGCGTCGAATCTTCCTGGGCAACAAGAACACCAAGGCGAAGGTTGACCGGTCCATCAAGCAGAACATCACCCTGCTGACACCGAACCCGAGCGACGACATCGGCAGCACCAGCATCCCGGAAGTGTGCAAGCGCATCCTGGTAATCGGCGACCTGCACGCCCCGTACACTCACCCGGACGCCCTGGCGTTCCTGCGGCACGTCCGGGACACCTACAGCCCGGACATCGTTGTTCAGATGGGCGACGAGACAGACGGTCACGCAATCAGCTTCCACGACAGCGACCCTAACCTGGACAGTGCCGGTGTCGAGCTTGAGAAGGCCAAGGAGTTCCTGGGACGCTTCCATAAGCTGTTCCCGAATGCTCTGCTGTGCGACTCCAACCACGGCTCCCTCATCTACCGTCGGGCCAAGGCTCATGGTCTGCCGGTACAGATGATTAAGAAGTACCGCGACATCCTGTTCCCGGACCACGGTGCACCTGGCTGGAGCTGGGCAGATGCCTGGGAGCTGATGACCCCGCTGGGCCGTGTCCGCTTCCAGCACCAGGTATCCAGCGACATCATGCTGAATGCTGCACACGAGGGCTGCTCAGTCGTACTTGGTCACGAGCACGGCAAGTTCAACGTGCAGTGGGCCGCCAGCTCCGACCGCATCTACTTCGGCGCGTATGCCGGCTGCCTCATCGACAAGAAGAGTCTGGCCTTTGCCTATGGCAAGCTGACCCGCTACAAGCCAATCCTGGGCTGCATGGTCATCACTGATGGCTGCCCACAACACATCCCCATGCTGCTGGACAAGACCGGTCGCTGGGTAGTGGGGCGCTAAATGAGCCGATACGCCAACCAACTGGGCAAGCTGGGGTGGGATTTCCGCCGCCCCTCAGTAGTAATCTGGGACCTGGACGGCACTCTGCGAGACGGTAAACCCCGTCTACACCTCTTGCCCAAGAAGGAAGACGCCCACCGCTGCGAGGCGTGGGATGAGTTCAACATGGCTGCGATTCACGACCACCCAATCTGGGACAACATCGAGCTGCTGAAGGCTACATCCCGCCGGTTCCGCGTCATCATCCTTACCGGTGCCGGCGAGGTTTCCCGCTCCATTACCGAGCGCTGGCTGTGGGAGCAGGGTGTACCGTACGATTGCCTCATCATGCGAGCCCGAGACGACCACCGGGTTGACACAGCGTTCAAGCAGGAGGTTCTGAACCTCATCACTGGGCAGCTGGTAGACGGTCGCATCATCGCCTGCTTCGACGACGCAGAGCATATCGTCAAGCACATCCGTGGCATGGGCATTACCTGCCACCAAGTCATCCACTACGACAACCCAACCATAGACAAGCAAGAAGGAAACGGACATGAATAAGACCAGCGTAATCATCCTGAATGGCCCTCCCGGTTCTGGCAAGGACACCCTGGCCAAGCTCCTCGTCGAGTCCTACAAGAAGCGCGGCGTGAACGCGCAGTTGTTCGAGTTCAAGGACATCATGTTCAAGATTGCCAAGCTCGTCTCTGGAGCATCTGACGAGCTATGGGATGAGATGTACGCCCGAGACCAGAAGGAGCTGCCGCAAGCGTTCCTGGGCGGCCTGAGCGCACGTCAGTTTATGATTCGCATTAGCGAGGAGTGGATGAAGCCGCTGTTCGGGGCAGGTATCTTTGGACAGCTGGCTTTCAAGGCTGTTAAGGAGTCAGGCTGCGACCTTGCCATCTTCAGCGACGGCGGGTTCCCGGATGAGGTTGCTCCGTTCGAGCGCCCAGACATCCACCTGCACATCATGCGCCTGTACCCCAGCTGGGAAAGTAGCTTTGATGGTGACTCCCGCAACTACCTGTTCAACACCGGCCTGCGAGCCAGCAACATCAAGCTACAGTGGGGGAACCAGATTGGCGGGGCACAGGCCATCCAGCGTGCTTATGAGCGCGGTATAATCAACTGGGTGGAACTCCATGAATAAGCAGTGGTCGGATGTGTACTGGAAGGCGTTCTTCAAGGAAGCCTACAGCAAAGAAGACGCAGAGGCAATCGAGAACGGTTTCCGCTGCATTGAGTGTTTCGAGGCGCAGTTCGAGCGGCTTACAGCTTGGTGGCGCGAGTTCCTGACTGAGCAAGAGGGCGAGTAATTGGCAACACTACAGGACCAACTTCGCTGGGAGACTTACCAGCGGGACTTAGGGCGCACCAAGCTGGAGCAGCAGCTTCGCAAGGCAGAGGAGAAGGGCAGGATTGCAGACACCCCTCTCGGGTCGAGCGTCCTTCGTCGGTACGTCCTGTGGATGTCTGAGAGGCTCTCTAAGGACATCACCGAGGACCTGGGTAAGGCAGGTAGGAGCAAGGCGTACTCGCCCCTCCTGCACGCCCTAGACCCGGATGCGGTGTCACTGCTTGCAATCACAACTCTGATTGAATCGGTGTGCCAGCGCAAGGAAGGGATGGTGCACCTGGGGTGGCTGTCCTCCGAGATTGGCCGGCGGGTGTACGGGGAGTTGGCCTTGGCCAGCTTCAGAGACATCAACCCCGAGCTGTATGAGGCCCTGACAAAGGACCTTCAAACCAAGATGTCCCAAGACCTTCGGCACAAGCTCACGGTGTTCCGTATGCAGGCCCAGAAGGCAGGAATTGAATTGCCCGAGTGGACCCCAAGCCAGAAGGCACAGGTCGGGTCATATCTGGTGTCTCTAATGGAGAAGCAGGCCGGCGACCATAAGTACCTCTGCGAGCTGGACATGGTTCAGATGGGGAATAAGTCAGCCTATGTTGTGCACCTCTCCGAGCACGTCCACGGCATCATGGCAGAGATGGAAGACCGACTTATGCTTAAGGCCGGGTTCGCTGCACCCTGCCTGATACCCCCGCAACCCTGGGACGCCGAGGGAACCACTGGTGGGTTCTACGGTGACCTGAAGGTACGGGCCGTTCGCTTCTTCAAAGGGTCCTCGACCCAGTGGGAGATAATGCGCAGCGAAGGGCACGACCCATCTGTGGTCCTGGGAATGCTGGATGCTGTCCAGAACGTGGCCTGGAAGGTTAACCCGTTCATCCTGGACCTCATCAAGCAGATGCGGGCCAAGGGCCTGGAGACGAAGACAGTACGCTCTACTGCTGCACTGCCTAAGCCAGAGCGGCCACTGTTCCTGGACCTGCAAGATGGCGCACTCTCCGAGGAGCAAGAGGCAATCAAGAAGGCGTGGAAGCGCCAGATGCGGGACTGGCACACCGAGGTGCGCAAGGTGTCCCGTATCGAGGCACGGTTGGCGGTGGCCATTGCTGCTGCCGACGAGATGCTGAAGCACGACCGGTTCTACTTTGCTCACCAAGTCTGCGACCGGTTCAGGATGTACCCGGTGTCAGGTCCGCTTAGCCCCCAGGGAGCGGACAACCAGAAAGCGCTTCTGCATTCGGCAGATGGTGGCCCTGTGGACACTCCCGAGGCTCTGTACTGGTTCAAGCTGAACATCGCCGCAAAGTTCGGCATCGACAAGCTGTCCCCAGAGGACTGCATCAAATGGGTGGATGACAATGAGACGAACATCATTAGGGCTGCTAGTGACCCTGCTGGCCGGGACGCATTCCACTGGTGGTCGCAAGCGGATAAGCCGCTGCAATTCATCGCCGTTTGCGACGAGTACCGCAGGTATCTACTGGACCCAACAGGATTCGTGGCACGTATTGCCTGCGCCATGGACGGAACCTGTAACGGACTTCAGAATTATTCGGCGCTACTTCGAGATGATGTGGGAGGTAAGGCAACCAATCTCGTATCGGCTGATACTGGCGTTCCGAATGACATCTACGGGGACGTTGCTAAAGCAGCTCACATACGGCTTCTCCAATCGGGAGACTCGCCTGAGAAGGGTTCTTGGTTGGAGCACGGATTCAACCGCAAGCTGACAAAGCCTTCGGTTATGACCCAGGTTTATGGCTCCACCTTCGGAACATGTCGCAAGTCCATCCTGTCCTACTGCATCGAGAATGCCCTGTTCGAGGGTGAAGAGTACCAGCACGCAGACTTCGCTGGGAAGCTCGTATGGGCCGGCATCGACGACGTGGTGGTGAAGGCCAAGGAAGCGATGAAGTGGCTCAGGGATGCCGCTGGGGCGGTTATGCGGGAGGGTGCCGAGTACATCACATGGCTGGCCCCTTCCGGCGCACGGGTTGTGCAGATTTACAACAAGCACGACGAGCTGCGGGTATGGACGCACGTTGGCAACAAGATTCGTTTGCAACTACGTGGACCTGAGCACCCGGACAAGCCGGACAAGATGCGACACCGAAACGCCTTCCCACCGAACTTCATCCACTCAGTAGATGCGAGCCACATGGCTCTGGTAGCTGTGCGGATGGTCAAGGAGTTTGGCCGTGGTGTGTTCCTGCACCTCATCCACGACGACTTCGGGGCACTTCCCCATCAGGCAGCTGCCCTGGCTCGGGTTATCCGTGAAGAGTTTGTGGCGATGCACGAGTCATACTCCCTTGACAAGATACGTGAGCAGTACCCGTTCCTGGCACCTACGCCGGAGAAGGGTACACTGGATGTGAAATGCGTGCTTGACTCCGTGAACTTCTTCCGGTAAAATAAAGAGAACATCCTTAATGCAACCATCTCCGATGGGACAAATAATCGGTCGTTCTCGCTTGCGCTTCACTCCCTCAATAGCAACCTATAAACCCTAATTATTCACTCTGTTCTCTAAGGCGTACTGAATCAAATATTCGAATTGATTCTGAATAGGTACGCCTAAGAGAACACAACGGAGAATCAACATGTCCCGTGAAGTTAAAGAAGCTGAATCCAAGGTTGTCCATCGCCTTACACCGGAAGCCTATCGGGAATTAGAATCCAAACTCCCGAAACCTATTGCAGGCCCGAATGACCAGACGGCGTTCAACCTAGGTATCCAGCACGTTCTCGCAGTTCTCCGCCAGGGGTTCGTGGCATGATTCTAATCGGGCCACATTATCGACGGGCAGGAGAGATGCCGCTAATCGGAGAGGCCGACACACTGGCCTTTATCCGGGACAGCTTCGAGCCCAGTCTGCACTTGCAGGGGTTTTCTACCGGTGAGGCGTATGCGCAGAATGCACTTCGAATGGTGCAGCAGGATAACAGGTGGGAAGTGTACGTCTATGACGATGCACTCAATCCGGTTGCTGTTGCACACTATGCGAAGTCTGACGACATACACCACGGCCCGGTTGCATGTCCGGTTACAGTGCTTGTGCTTTCTGAGCATCGTGGAAATCGGGAGGTATACCGGCTCCTTAATTCCGGTATTAAGCAAGCTGTAGAATATCTCGGGTGCTCGCTTTATTACAAAGTCAGGCACGTTAGCCCGACGATTCAGCAGCACGTACTGAGGAAATTGTAATGGGCAAGAAATTGAAGAAGGCGTTCAAGACATCACTGAACCCAATCAAGCAGCTCCAGAAAGACGTAGGTGCAATCACCGGCACCACAGCAATGAAGAAGGCGGCCGAGGAGCAGGCACGAATCATGGACCGCCAGGGCCAGTTCGAGCGAGAGCAAGCTGCAAAGGCTGCCGACCAAGCTCGAATGCAGGCTCAAGCACAGCAGTCTCAGATTGAATCTGGGATGGAACGGGACAAGGCAATTGCCAAGGCGGAAGAGGCCCGCAGACGCTCCTCTGAGGGCTCTAGCGACGAGGTTGACGTAGACCTCTCAACAGAGGCCGAGACTGACGCAGACGGCCGACGCATCAACAACCGTGAGAAGTTCATGTCCAAGCGACAAGGCAGCTCCGGCATTCGCCTCTAAGGAGTAAACGTGGACGACATCACAGCAAAGGGCCGCTGGCAGAAGCTTGCGGCGGCCAAGTCGGGATTGATTAGCAGGTGTGAGCGCTACGCCGAGCTGACTATCCCGAGCATCTGCCCACCTGATGGGTACGATGAGACGAGCGATTCGTTGCAACACGATTACCAGAGCGTTGGAAGCCAAGCAGCTAACAACCTGGTGAACAAGATGGTGTTGGCGATGTTCGCACCTTCACGCCCGTTCATGCGGTTCGAGCTGCCGCGTGCAGAGCAGGCTGAAATCCTGAAGGGCCTGGGCATGGACGCCAACCAGTTCCGAGAGCAGATGTCCCTGATTGAGATGGACGCTGTGAAGGAGCTGGACGCAATAGGCGCACGTCCAAAGCTATTCGACCTCATGGCACACCTGATAGTCACAGGCAACTGCCTTCGCTACCAGGACGGCGACGTGATGCGAATCCTGGGCATCCGCAAGTTCTGTGCACGTCGAAATGCACGAGGCGAGGTGATTGAGATAATCATCAAGGAAGACTGCCAGCTTGACGAGTTGCCGGAGGATGTGCAAGCATTCGCGGTAAACAAGGACAAGCACGCTGACGTTGTGCTCTACCGCTGGTGGACATGGGACGGCGAACGCTTCAAGGAATCCCAGTACCTGGACGACGCTCTTATTGACCTGGACAAGTACAAGGGTTCATACAAGCGCGAGGACATGCCCGTCCACCATCACGTGTGGCAGATTGCTGACGGGGCGCACTACGGAATCGGGCACGTCGAGCACTATGTCGGCGACCTGGAAGGTGCAAGCCAGCTGGCGGAGGCTGAAATCAACGGTGCTATCCTGGCATCGGAGTTCCGCTGGCTGGCAAACCCCGGCGGCATGACACGGGTGGAAGATGTGAAGACCAGCCGGAACGGGGACGTGCTCCCTGGAATGGCAGAAGACCTCCAACTGGTGTCGGCTGGTGCGGTTGCACAGTCAATCAGCGTGGTCTCGGCATCGGCTGAGAAGTACATCCGCCGCATCGGGGCCGGCTTCCTGTTGACCGCCGGTGTACAGCGAGACGCAGAGCGAGTAACGGCAGAAGAGATTCGGCTTCTTGCACAGGAGCTGGAAACGGGCCTGGGTGGCATCTACAGCCGCTTGGCAATCGACCTCCAGCTACCCCTGGCATACTGGCTGATGAAGCGCCTTGGCAACTCTGCGCTCGTTAACAGCGACTTCAAGCCGGTAATCGTTACTGGCCTGGATGCACTGTCCCGGAACGGAGACCTGGAGAACGTAAGGGCATTCGTGGCAGACATCGTGCAAATCACGGCACTGCCGCCGGAGTCCGCACAGTTCCTGAAGCTGGATAGCCTGTTCTCTGCACTTGCAGCAGGTCGGGGACTGAAGGCAAGCGAGTACGTCAAGACGCAGGACCAAGTGGACCAGCAGAACGCCAATGCAAATGCAGCGGCACAAGAACAAGAGATGGCTACAATGGCCGCAGAATCACAACTCAAGAAGGGGTAACCTATGCTTTTCCGTAACATGCGACTGAAATACTTCAACGAAGCTGGTGCAGACGGTGCTGATGGCGGTGGCCAAGGTGGAGAGGTGGTAAATGCCGAAGACGGCGTAACCAAGCCTGAAGTCAAGCTGGACAAGGGTGCAATCACCGAGCCTGCGAAGACCGGCCTGGACAAGGAGGTGCCTTCGAGTGGCACCATGGACCAGTACGTAGAACAGTACGCAGCAGACAAGCCTGCACTGTCCCTGGCACTGAGCTTCCTGAAAGATGCTGGCGTAAGCCCGGAAGACACGGCGTTCAAGCTGGCAGAGGTTGACGGTGACTTCACCCTGCTGGAAGCTATGCTGGCACAGAAGGGGCTGCCGGGTACTGACCAGATGCTGGGCATCCTCAAGGGTGAGGTCGAGGCGCACCGAGCGGCTGTTGCAGAAGCCCAAGAGAAGTCAGAGGCCCAGGTTGCGGAGATTCTAGGCGAGTCCCAGGAGGAGATTCTGGACTGGGCCCGCGAGACTGCAACCGAAGAGGAGAAGGAGGCCATCAACAGCATGTTCGAGGCCGGCGGTGTTTACGCTGCCGCTGCTGCAATCATGTTGCGGGAGAACTTCATGTCCACAACCAACCCGACCAAACCGGCAGCAACCATCCCGGTTACACCGAAGACCCCGCAGGCACACGTCCAGATGACGGCCTCTGCGTATGCTTCTGCTGTTCAGGAGCTGGCCAAGAAGGTAGGCGGTGACCCGCGAGGGACTCCCGAGTATGCGGCCTTGACCCAGAAGCGTGCAGCAGCACGGGCACGCGGAATCTGATTCGGTACGCCTAAGAGAACACAACGAAGTGACGGGGCCTAGCGCCCCACTATCAACCAATAGAAGGAATGAACCATATGTCTATTTTCGCTGCAACCGCTCCAGTAGCCTACAACCACACCCGCCCGAACCAGCGTCACGGTACAGGCGACCCGCTGGCTGACGTAACCGAGCAGTTCACCGGTAACGTAGAAGGCACCATCAAGCGCATCTCCATCATGGCCGGCTTCGTGCCTGTCCGTTCCGTCCGTGGCACCAGCACCATCTCGAACCGTGGTATCTCAAAGGCCAAGATTCAGAAGGTCGTACCAGGCGTGACCCCGGCACCGAGCACCGAGCCGAACACCTCCAAAATCTTCCTGAAGATTGACACCGTAATCATCGCCCGTAACGCCGAGCCGATGCTGGACGAGTTCCAGACCGACTTCGACTACCAGGGTGAGGTTGCGCGTGAGCAGGGCCAGGAAATCGCCAACATGTACGATGAGACCTTCTTCATCGTCGGTGCAAAGGCTGCCATGGCAACCGACAGCCCCTACGGCACAGCAGCTCAGATGCCCGGCCACAAAGGCGGCAACGTTGTCACCCTGGGTGACGCAGCTGACTACAAGGACCCGGCCAAGATTTACAAGGCAATCGCCGACGTAATCGAGAAGTTCCTGGAGAAGGACGTTCGACCCGAGACCGAGGACATGATTTGCGTTCTGCCGCCGGCTGCCTTCATGGCCCTCCAGCGTGCCGAGTACATCGTCAACGGCAACTACGTCACCTCTGGCGGCGAAGAGCTGAAGACCAAGTACGTGTTCAGCGCCTGGGGTATCCCGGTAATGACCTCCAACAACGCCGTATTCGGCAAGAAGATTACTGACCACCTGCTGTCCAACGACAGCAACAGCAAAGCTTACGACGGTGACTTCACCAAGGTCGTGGCTCAAATCTTCAGCCCGAAGGCAATCATGGCAGGCTCCACCATCCCGGTAACCTCCAAAATCTTCTTCGACGACCTGTCCAAGCTGTACTTCATCGACTCATGGCTCGCCTTCGGCGCGACTGTGAACCGTCCCGAGTACGCTGCGGTCATCGTTGCTCCCTGATAATACACTGGCCCATCCGAAAGGGTGGGCCTTTTTCGGTTTAAAGGAGTTGACAATGCTTACTGAATTAGAAGTAGTGAACGCCTGTCTAGCCACGGTCGGGGAGCTTCCCTTGGTGGAGCTATCTGATGACCATCCACTGGTGGCTCCAGCAAGGCAAGAGTTCAAGATGGCGGCTGTGTCCGTAGGTGCCAAGCAGTGGTGGTTCAACACTGACCGTGTGACGCTACAGACAGCAAACGACTCGTTCGTGTACGTACCCCAGGATGCAGTGGCCGTAACGCCCATCAACAGGGCAGACCTATCAATGCGTGGACGACGGCTGTACAACCGGCTGGAGTCCACGTTCTCTGTACGCGGGCCGGTGCCATGTTGGGTAATCCGGGACATCCCGTTCGACGAGTTGCCAGTTCCGGCACAGCTGCTAATCCTACACACCGCTGTTCTTGCGTTCCAGAAGAACTACGACGCAGACGAGGCGAAGACGCAGAAGATTGACCGGCAGCGGTCAGATGCGTACCTCACCTTGAACGCAGAGCATATCCGGCAGATTAGGCTTAATCCGCTGCTCTCGCCGGAAGTTGCACAGCATATCCTGACCCAGAGTCCTCGGGGAGGCAGTGGTCACTTCCCAGTTCGATAGGAGGCCCTATGGCGCGAGTCGGCGGCAGTTATGAGTCAGTGGTGCGGGGCGTCTCTGAACAGGCCTCACAGGACCGCAGAAGCGGGCAGGTGTACGAGCAGGTTAACATGATTAGCGACCCGGTGCGGGGTAACGTGCGCCGGCACGGTAGCGAGTTCCAGTCCAGCATGTTGCTGCACGGTAGCCAGCTGCCGCAGTTCGAGCTCGAAGAGTTCGCAAAGAAGGCAACAACCAAGGCGTACTACTGTGACGGAAGGGAGCTAGAGGTAATCTACCGAAAGGCACCAGGGCTGGCCAACCTGCTGAACGTGCAGTGCTACGACAAGACCCAGGGCAAGTTCCTGCGGGTACAGGCCAGCGGTGGTGCGGTGTGCGAGGACATCCTTGCAAACGGCGTTGCCAGCATGGTGAATATTGGCAGGTACATGTTCATAGCCGGTGCGAAGTTCACACCCACCTGGAGCTTTGAGAAGGCACTGCCAGAGCAGACATCCCAGAACTCCGGTGTAATCTGGATTCGTCAGGGTTCCTTCTCCAGAACGTACAACGTCCGAATGACCCTTGCCGACGGGCGGACTGTCGTCGCGTCATACAAGACGATGCCGGCAACCTACGAGGGCAAGCTGGACACAAGCGACATCAAGTGGGACAAGGACGACCCAGGCAAGTACACTAAGGAAATCACGGACCGCACGAACGCATACAACACGGCGGTTACCCAGCACATAGCAAAGGCCACTGCTGACATCCAGCCTGAGAACATCGCACTTGGGCTTGCCAAAAATATGTCAGAAGTGTCAGGTGCTGCTGGGTTTGTTGTTGACAGCCAGTTCATATACTGGGAAGCTGGAGTTGGTGTAGTCGGCGTTTCGGTAGAGGATGGCGGGGATGACACGTACATGCGGGCTGTTGTCCATACGGTAGACTCCATTGAGAAGCTGTCGCCAAACCACTGGGGCGGCAAGGTAATCCGCATAGCTCCGAAGAAGCAGTCCAATAAGGATGCCTACTACGTGAAGGCCCACCTGAAGTCAGGGGGTGTGCGCGGTGAGGTTACCTGGAAGGAGACTGCCGGTGAGGTGCAGACGCCAACGTCGATGTTCGGCATAGCCTGGGCCAGCTCAGATACCCTTTACATCGGGGAATCACCGGCGGCATTGAATGCCATTGCGCCGGATGCGAAGTGCCCTCCGTTCAAACCGAGCACCGTAGGGGACAGCATAAGCAGCCCTCTGCCGACTTTCTTCGGGAAGCCATTGAGCTACCTCGGCGTGTTCCAAGACCGCCTCCTGGTGGCCACTGGTGCCGTCGTGTTCGCTTCTCGGCCTGGGGACTACTTCAACATGTTCAGGCAGTCGGTACTGACTGTGGAAGACAACGACCCGGTTGAGATGTTCGCTCTCGGGTCGGAGGATGATACGATAAGCTGGGACACTAGCTTTGACCGGAACCACGTTCTCTTCGGACGCAAGTTCCAGTACGTTATCCCCGGCAGGGTTATGTTGTCCCCAAGAAACCCGTCAATCCAGATTATGTCTGCGAACGAGGATGCAGTAGAGGCGGAGCCTAAGAACAGCGGGAACTTCGTGTTCTTTGCGAAAGACACTGCCAAGAAGGGCTCTCTGCATCAAATCCAGATGGGCTCGACTTCAGACAGCTCGGAGTCATACGAGTGCAGCCAGCAGCTGGACAAGTACATCCGAGGAAGGCCTAACCAGATAGTGTGCACAACAGCACCCTACAACGCATTGGTTCGCTCTACAGGCAACCCCAACGGCTTCTACATCTACACCTACCTTGATTCAATGCAAGGCGCTGACAGGCTGTTTGACAGCTGGAGTCGGTGGGAGTGGGATGCACGTCTCGGACCTTGCTGCTGTATCGCCAAGTGGAAAGGGGAGTTGCTGGTGTTCACTGTACGAAACTCGCCTATCGGTTGCTTCATCGTATGTGACAAGTTCACGTTCGACACTGCACTGAGCAGCAAGCCGCACCTCGACAGCAACAGGCCGTTTGTTGATGCAGTAAAGAACCCGCTGTGGTTGCAGGGTGAGCTGTATAACGCGTCGGACGTGGCATACAACGACTCACACGATTACTACATGCTCGGCTCAAAGACGGTAGAGGCAGGGGAGAATATGCCCTGGTATCTGGACGAGGGCCATGTAGAGCACCTGACAATCGGTGTAGGATTCCCGGCATACCTGGAGCCAACCAGCCCGTACATGCGAGACAGGAACGACAAGGCGATAGTTAATGGTCGCCTTACACTGTCCAAGCTTGACGTTACAGTTGCCGATACCGGCGGACTCGTGGCAATCCTGAAGACTGCTGACCGAGAGACAGTGGCAGCACGATTCGAGGGCAGGCTGCTTAATCGGAAATCCAACCTGATAGGGGGGGCTCCGATAGCCGACTCAGTAATTCCTGTCCCAGTGTTCAAGGAGATTAGAGAGTTCAAATTACGCATCTCGGCCCATTCGTGGCTGCCACTGAGTATCACCGGCATCGAATGGGTCGGGCAGTGGTTCAGTAACATTCGGAGGGTTTGATATGTGGGCTCAAGTAGCCATGGCCGGAATCAACATCATGGCCGGCAAGGGTAAGGCTAAGGCAAACCAGACGCTGGCAAGCGCACAGTACAGGCTGGAATCCGGCAGGGAGGAGAACAAGCAGCTTGTACGGGACGCTCAAAACGAGCTGTCCGTTGCAACTGCCAACCTGTCGCGATATCAGCAGCAGAAGCGGAACGACCGCATCGGAAAGGCAATGGAGAAGCAGGACGAGCAAGAGGCGTTCAACTGGGGTAAGCAGGTGGACGGGCTGACATCGGCCCGTTTCGACCAGCGTATCCAAGGTGCCTCTGCTCTGGGCTCTCTGGCTGCACAGGCGGCGTTTGCCGGTGTAGGGGGTGCTTCTGTTGAGCAAGTACGGATGACCGAGGAGGCCCGCCAAGCTCGGGCAGATGCGGCAGTTGTGCAAGGTCTGCAAGATGCGAAGTATGTGTCAGCGCTGAGCAAGTCAGCAATAATCGACAACGGGTACAATCAGCTTGACGATTCCTACATCTTCGCAGATATGGACCTGACGCCCAAAGGGCTTGTAATCGACACATCCAGCCAGCACAAGTATAGCCTTGGCTCTGCCGTTGGCGACGGGATGGCCGGCTTCTCCGGCAACATGGATAAGGTCGGGGTGAACCTGCAAGCAGCAGGGTATAAAGGGGATGCAAGCCTGTTCGGCTCAGGTACTGGTGCTAAGAATCAGGGCCTGGGTGGTGGGTTCATGTCAAAGTTCAAACTGTAAGGAGGCACTGTGCCGGACATTCTACAGACGCCGGGAGCGAATGCGCTCCCCAAGTCACAGCCCATAGTGGCAGACGTGCCGTTCTCGGCACAGATTGCAAACACCGCAACACGCCCATCCCAGGTGGCATTCGGTGAAGCGTACTCTAACCATAGGGAGTCCATGGACATTCTACAGTCCGTGAACCAGCGTAACCTGCGGGCACTGTCCGCACTGTCGCCTATGATTGCTGACAAGCTGAAGGAGGGCCAGGAGCGGGAGTTCCAGGATGGGTTCCTTCGGCAGATGCAAGGGACCTCTGTAAAGGAGATTGCCGAAGAGAAGCCGTTCGCCGGCCTGTTCGGAGATGGTGCAGCTGTTCGAGGTGCCCGCGCTAGTCAGCAGATGGCAGCTGCCACTGCGCTGGACATGTACGTGGCACAGAACAAGGGCGAGCTTAGTCGCATGTCCCTTGATGAGCAGCGTGCGGCCCTTGGCAACTTCGTAAGTGAGCTGGCCACAGGAGACGAGGAAGCGGACCTGATGACGGCGAACGCCGCTATCCAGCGCTTCCCGGCGATGCTGGATACACTGGCCCGCTCAGCAGATGCAGAGATGCAGCACTCGGCAGCAGCCCAGCAGGCAGACGCAGTAGGTTCCCATGCATCGGCTCTCGCACTTGCCCGTCAGGACGTGGTAATGGGCAAGATGTCGCCCACCTACTTCGGCCAGTTGCAGGAGCAGGCATTGGAGGTGTTGAAGCCGCTTCCCGGACAGTCCACTGAGTCGTACCGGAACGGTATGCAGTCGGCCGCAGTTATGCACGCCAAGAACGGTAACTTTGACATGGTGGCCCTCATTCAAGACGAGGTGCTGACCCATGCCCTGACCCCGGACGAGCAGATGCGATTCGACGGTCAGATGAAGCTGGCCCGTGCCGAGTGGCTGAAGGACAACCCGGTGAGCTGGGATTACGAGCAGTACAGCCAGGGACTTGGTGTCCAAATCAGCGGTGGCCGATACATCTCCATTGCAGACCTGACCTCTGAGATAGAGCAGGTGAACTCCCGGTACATGGCAGAGACAGGCTCTGTGACGCCGGTAATCGACAACGCAGAGCGTGGCCGCTACATGGCAATGTGGGAGCAGCAGAAGCAGCGTGAGGAGGCACAGGCGGCCAAGGTTGGCCAGACTGAGCTGGACGAGTACACGAAGCGGACAGCGTACGTCCGTGGGATGGCTTCTGGCTCACCTTCCCAGATGGAAGCAAGCGGGCTATCCTCCCAGGAGAAGTACGCAATCGACGTGGCAGAAGCAGACAGGTTCCTTTCTGAGGAGCCCGGCGGCCCTTCTGGTGTGGTTGTAGGAAAGCTGGCAGCCCAGGGTATGGTGAACAAGCCGCTGCAAGAGCGACTGAACTCCACACTGTCGGTTCTAACCAACGGTGGCGTTCCTTCCGAGGAGCGGATGGACCAGTTCCGGCTGGCCTTCACCAAGATGGAGAACACGGCACAGGGCATCGCTACACTGGATGCGTACTTCGGCGACGATATGGAGATGGCTCGGGCAGTTGCCACGGTGCCTATGACCCCTGACAATCGGGCGTACTTCAAGCAGCTGGCAGAAGGTCGCAAGCTCCGTCTGGCTGTGCCGCCTGCAATGATGACCAAGGCGCAGGATTTGGTGAAGTCAGAGTTCACACCGAGTTGGTGGAGCCGCTTTACTGGTGACTCCCGCCAGCTGGGTGCTGGGTTCGTAAATGCACTGCAAGCAGACATGGTGGCCAACGTTGGCACTGTGATGCAGCAGCAGCCAAACCTGTCTGAAGACGAGGTGATGAAGATTGCAGCGTCTCGCTCTATGCGCAACAAGGACATGGCAGGCGACTACCTCATTGGGAACAGCTCACCTGGTGCGTTCCTCAAGTCAATAAACAAGTCGATGGGTATCAAGATTCAGGACACCAGAGACCCACGTATCAACGCAATGATTCAGGAAGCCGCCCAGCTGAAGTCACCGCACATGCAGGACTATTCAATCGGCGGTATCCTGATGTTCAACGAGAACCTGGCCCAGTTCCAGATGGTTCGCGACGACGGCACACCAGCCTCCGTCCTTATCCGCCTGGATGAGATGGCGTCCACCTACTCTGAGAAGCAGCAGGCAAAGGCAGCTGAGAAGCAAGCCCAGCGTGCAGTAGAGCAGCAGAAGAAGGACGACTACACTCGCGGTCAGGTTGAGTTCTATAAGACGCAGCAGAGGTAATAATGAAACAGCCCTTTATGGTAGACAATCAGAAAGCAACTGAGTACGACGCACTCCTGCAAGATGCAGAAACGCGGCACGGTCTGCCCACTGGGCTGTTGAAGACCACGATGATGATTGAGAACAGGAACAATCCGGCCAATCGCGTAAGCCCGAAAGGGGCACAGGGCGTGATGCAAATCATGCCTTCCAATTTCGAGTCGTTGGGCATCACAGACCCCAGCGACCCCGCACAGAGTATCGAGGGTGCGGCCAAGCTGTACTCCCAGCTCAACAAGCAGTACAACGGTGATGTGGGTGCTATGATGGCGCACTACAACGGCGGGAACAAGGCCGGCAGCGCCTACCTGGAGGGCAAGAAGCTCAATCCGGAGACTGCCGACTACATCGAGTATGCCTCCCCATACCTCACCGCAATGGGCAATCCTAGCAAGTACGGTCGTGCTGTGATGGGTGCGGCTGACACCCAGATGGGTCGAGAGGTACTCCCCTCCGACATCGTTGAAGCAGGCGCAGATTGGATGCCAGAGCTAATCACCGGGCTTGACGCAGCAACTGAGGCCCGGCTTCGCCAAGAGGCCGATCTGGCAAACCTCACGTTCGCCGACTCCTTCCATATGGGCCTCAAGGACACTGTTACCGCTATGATTGCAGATGCAGGCAGCCGGGAGTTCGACCCGCAGTTCCGAGTGGGTGCCGGCGAGCAGCAGTATGTAGAGCAGCAGATTCCTGGAGGGCTGAACAAGGCAGAGTCCGAGCGAGTGTACAACTCCCGCTCTAGTCGTGACCTTGACCGCAACATAGGCCGCATCAACGAGAACCGTGAGCATCAGGCTAAGATGCGGGAGCAAGATGGTGTCGGTACTGCGGTGGCCATCGCAGGCCAGCTGACAGGTGGTTTGATGGACCCCATAGGCCTACCAATTGGCTCGTTCGGGATGGCTGGGCGTGCTATCAAGGGTGCCGGTGCCATCGCTAACGTTGGACGTGGTGCCGTAGAGGGTGCAGCCGCAATGGCCATAATCTCTCCAATGGCACAGACCATAGAGCGCGGGGACTGGAACGCAGAAGAGGTGGGCATGAACATCGCAGCTGGTGCAGTGTTCGGTGCCGGCATGGGTGTGCTTGCTCGGGCCGCAGGGTTCGGCGGTACACAGGATGCAGCGATTAACGCACGGCTCAACGGTGACATTCGCCCTGAGCCGGCAGCTGCACCGGGGAAGGTTAACTTCCGGGATGCTACCGAAACCTCTCTGGCAGACGACGGCAGCACCATCGGCATTGGCGAGACCGAGTTCATCAAGCAGGCAATGGCCTACGACGAGACCAACGCACTCGGGGCAGCAGGTGCCCGCCGGGACGCCTACTACGGGAGCAAGATTCGGCAGAAGATGTTCGGCTGGGCAGACTCCTCGGGTGTAATCCTGGCGCGGTCGGATTCCAAGGTGGTGCGCCATTTCGGTCGTCTGGTGGCCGGCAACCAAGCCGGTATCGGTAAGGCCGAGGCGAGCACAGTTGCAACCCAGAAGGAGATTCTCCGTGGGACGTGGCAGCACACCTACATCCCCCTCCTCAAGGATTCCTTCGCAGAGTGGGCACCGGCACCAGAGCTGTTGAAGCACATGGCAGGAGGGGCCAAGGCAGCAGAGCAGGAGTTCAGCCGTCTGGTTCAGATTGAGCGGTTCAAGCACAGGACCTATCGTAAGGAGCACGGCAGCAGCGACGGCTACACGTCAGATGCGCCTGGCCCAATCCAGACTGCCGCCAAGGTTATGGACGAGCACTACGCAGCCACCAAGGAGGCGCAGATTCTGCACGAGACAGAGCACAGCAGCCGACTGGCTGAAGAGGACTCTGTAGGCTACATCCCACAGACCACCGACTGGGCCAAAATCCAGGACGCACCACCTGCAAAGCGTGCAGCGTGGCGGCAGATGGTTGAGGACGAGTACCGCAAGGAGGTTACCAGTAAGCTGTCCAAGATGCGCCAGGATAAGGCTGAGTGGATTGAGAAGGCGTATGCCCGTGCCGAGCAGAACATCGACTCTCCGTGGGTAGACAAGTTCCTCAAAGACCCGGATGCCTACTTCGAGCGCAACCTGTCCGAGCTGTCCAAGAAGATGAACAAGGAGATGTCCCGCCGTGCAAACCACTGGTGGGACAACGCCATGAAGGACGCCAACACCAAGTACCAGAACAGCGAGGCTTCACTGCTTCAGCTTGCCAACGAGCTGGCCGAGGAGGTGCTGACCAACCGGTTCGCAGACGAGGACCTCATCAAGGTGTTCCAGACCAACCTTAAAGGCAAGTGGTCAGACACCAGTCGCCGCGAGCTGGACATGCTGGCAAGCCGGGATGTAGGTGGGGAGCAGGTGCTGATGCTGGACATGTTCCGCCACAACGTATTCGACAACATGCAGTCGAACATCAACCAGACAGCTGGTCGGGTAGCCTTCGCCAAGTCGGGGTGGAAGACAGAGCAGGACATCCAGGACACGCTGAACGCACTACGCCGGTCTGGTTCCGTAGAGGAGCTGGAGCACGCCTCCTTCGTCACTGACCTGATTCTGGGCAGGGCCAACAAGCTGGCTGCTGATGATGCGATGTCCCAGGCTGTGAGCAACCTAACCTACGCCACCACTATGGGTAAGATGCCGCTGGCTGTATTGGCGGACTTCCCTGTGCTGGTAGGCACTCTTGGTGTAGGGGGTATGAGCAAGGCGCTTGGCAGCATGGCAAAGCACGTAATCTCTGGAGACCTGTTCCGCAAGGGTCACAAGATTACGGCGGTAGGTAAAGAGCTGGATGCATACATGAAGGGCCTCCAGGGGCGCGACCACGAGCTGTGGACGAACTCTGCAATGGACGGTAATGGTATGGCTATGGAAGTCGGAGGGATGGCTCTTAGGACCTCCCAGGCGGCCTCTCGACTCACCAGCATGGCTTCAGGTGCTAACATGGTATCCCGCCTGACAGGTTATGGTGTAACCTCCGCTGTCCAAGGTAAGCTGCACAGCTTCCTGAAGACTGGCAAGGGCTTCACCGAATCTCGACTGGCTGAGCAAGGGCTTAACCAGGACATCATGGCACGCATCAAGAAGCAGTTCGACGAGCACGGTAGCGATACCGAGTTCGGGCTTGCCAACTGGACAGACGCTACTGCAAAGGATGACTTCATCGCAGCAGCTTACAACCTAGCGCACTCCTCCTCCATGGACCGGGTGAAGGCTGGTGAGCAGACCAAGTGGGAGCAGACGAACCTCCTTGGGTTCCTGTTCGGTAAGTTCCGCACAATCGGGATTCGTTCAGCAGAGCGGGTTGCAGTTCGCAACCTGACACAGCTTGATGCGAACACCGCAGCGGCACTCACCACAGGGCTGGCGTTTGCCACCTTCCTGGCGTATGCCCGTGTCCACATGGATGCAGCAACAAGCCAGGACCCTGACAAGGTACTGGAGGAGCGACTCAACCCGCTTGCCATGACTGGTCAGGTTGCCCGTATGTCGTCTATGATGGGCCTCGTGTCGGAGGGAACCAGCTTGCTGGACCTGATGACCGGCGGCGGCTTCACTGGCGGCTCAGACACGCCACTCACCGGAACTGTTACCCGCATGTCGGATGCAGTCGGTGGAGTAGGACAAGCACTCACCGGGAATGGGGAGTGGAGCAAGGCATTCCAGAAATCGTTCAAAGCACTGCCGGCAGGTAACACTTACCTCATGCTCGGCGCAGCGAAGGCGATGGAGGACTAAGTGTCGGCCAAGGACGGCTGATTCGGTACGCCTAAGAGAACACAACGGCAGAATGCGGCCTGCGGGCCAGGAGAATAAATGAACGCATACTCAAAATGGTTTGAAGTCCTCCGTGTTGGGGGCAACTACAACACAATGCATTACTTTGCAGGTACAGGCGGCGACACCTTCGATATCAACTTCGCAGGCGGTTACCTGGACAAGGCGCACGTTAAGGCAATCTCAGACGATGGGGGTATTGAACTTTCCCTAACATTCATCACTAAGAGCCGCGTAAAGCTCTCAAGACCAATCGCAAAGGGATATACCGTTCTCATCTTCAGAGACACTCCGAAGGTAGTACCACTTGCCCTGTTTAGGGATGGTGCTGTGATGAACAGCGTTAATCTTGACAGGAACGCGAAGCAGGCAGTGTTCGTCGCTGCGGAGATGTTAGACCGGTTTGATGTGTTCGGGTCTAGTATCGAGAACTCAGTAGACCAGATTTCTGAGGCACTTGAAATAGCTGCGCGGGCAGAGAACATGGCGAACGCTGCTTCAGAAACGGCGGACTCTGCAAAGTCAGATGCAAAAACAGCACTTGACATGTATACTTTAATCAACGATTCAGTTAGGAAGTATTCCGGCACACTAGTTGGGGATGGTAGCGGAACTGCTATACCTGCACTTGAAGATTCAGACCTTAACAAGCAAGCACAGGCCATACTGAATCGTTTCGAGGAGCTAGGTGGTCCAAAGGGCTTTGGTGTTGTTGGTGGTATTTCGTCTGATGTAGTTGTAAAAGTGCCAAGCATGTTCAGCACACTTCAAGGGGCATTCAACCACTTACATTCGACATATAAACAGTCTACTTCAACACGCAAGATTATACTTATAGAGTCGGGACATTCCCCCATGTCCGGCATAGTTTGTAAGTACGGCGACTTCTCTAATATTTGGATTCGCTCAGAGGATGCTGTTGTTAATATACCTAAGTTGTTTACAGGCGGGCCAAACTACCTTACATATAGCAACTCACTAATCCATGTGGAGTTTGCAGCAGGCCCCGTGTTAGATTGCCTGTTTAATGCCCAGGATAACGTAGGTTGCGGGTACTTACTAGGTGTAGGTTCTTCAGGGAATATACGCCCAGGTAAAGGTGTGCGCTATGTGTCACAGGTAGGGCTTCTGGTATCAGATGGCTCACGGGCCATAGCGGACGGTGCAATATTTGACTATGCTGTAGAGCAGGGTATGCACGTTACAGCATTCGGTGATGTGACAGCGGCATATGCGGACTTCGGAAACTGTAGGGGAGGCGAGGGTTCTTCTTGTGCATCCGTCGTTAGGAATTCCAGGGCATATCTGCGCTACGCTAAAATGAACGGCTCTCTGAATGGTTATGGACTACGGACATCCAGTGAGTCTACAGTTGACGCATATGAAGCAGAGTTTAAAGGGAACTACCGGGGCGCAATGCGTACAACAAAGTCCCACATATCTGCACCCGGCGCTGTTGTGCAGAAGGGGATTGATGGGGCCTGCCTAATGACAAATGGTGGCTCTGTGTTCATAGACAGGATGGTAGATGAGACAGGGGCAGCAGTAGATATATCGTTCTTCCCACTAAATAGTGCATTTAATGTGTGGAACAGTTACGGTGCTGTGTTCCAGACGTCGAGTAGCGTTCAGGCATTTTCTGAAACAGGCGACCTGAAGTCTAACCTACATGATTGGGGTAAAGGGCTTCTGTTTGGACGTGTTAGCGGCTCAGCAACAAACGAGTATAGCGGGCGCCAATCAGGCGACTCAATTATCAAGTTCCCTGGTTCAGATACCCCTGCACTTATGGCAATTAGTCGCTTCGGTGTAGGGCGTGCTCATATAGCTGCGTGGGATTCTGGTTCTGGTGGGTATAAACAGTGGAACCAGCTAATGACTCAGCTTGAGCCAAGAGCAGGTGCCTCTATAACCCTAGCCGCAGATAATGCCTATGATTTCGGAACAGCTGCATTCCGGGGTAGGATTGGGTACTTTGCACAGGGCGTTCAGACAACTTCAGATGCCAGGCTTAAGTCAGATGTCCGCCCCCTCACACCTAGTGAGCTGCGTGCTTCGTCTGCAATTGCAAAGACAATCGGCGTGTTCACGTGGTTGGCTGAATCCAGTGACCGGCTACACGTAGGTACTACAGTGCAGGCTGTAATTAAGTGCCTTGAAGATGAAGGTCTTGACCCAATGCAGTATGGGTTCGTTTGTCATGACTCCTGGGAAGCATCCGAGGGTGACGGGTTCACAGAGCCTCGGGAAGCAGGGGATATCTACTCACTTCGTGACCATGAGCTTTATAAGTTCCTGGTGCGTGGACTTGAACAACGTATAAGTAATTTGGAGGGTTAGTAATATGTGGCTGGTGGATGAGGTCGTCGAGAAGGCGGCCCCTGTCGCCCCACCGGCTGCTGTTGCGGGCATGTCGGTTATGGGCGTGTCATTGCAAGACTGGGTGTACATCGCAACTCTGGTGTACATCGCAATTCAAATCGCCAATCCTGCTGTGAAGTGGGCTTTCAAGAAGTGGAGGGGACATGACTGAAGAAGAGAAGATGGCCATGTTCAAGGAGATGATGGCGAAGATGTCCAACGAGGACCTCGCCAAGCACCTCCTCAATAAGTCCTTGCAGAACCTCGCGGTGCTGCTGGAAGAGGACATGGCAACTGCTGCCGATATGAACGTAATTCGGGCTATCCTGAAGGACAACAACATCGGAATCGTGCCTACCCGTACCAATGCCGCCGGCAAGCTCAAGGAGAAGCTGGCAGAGCGTTCACAGACCTCTCTTCAGACTCCTGGTGTAATCCCAATCCATGAGCTTGACGAGGTTGACCTGTCTGACTTCGTAGGGAGAGTGCAATGAGTGACTACCCGTACAATGCGGTAGCCGACCTAACAGCTGAAGAGGAGGCCGCACTGGCCTCCGATTTGGAGCGGGCCGGCGACGAGCTGCCTTACCTCTCTGACGAGGACTTCGCAGACCTGACCCAACTGGAGCAGGAGCGGTATCTTCGGATGGAGGAGTTGAAGACCATCCAGGAGCACTACCGAGATTTCAACGTATTCTTGACCGATGTCATGGTCGAGCTGGGCTTCAACCTGTCCAAGGTGCAGGCCGACATCGGCAAGTTTATGTCCAGTGGACCGCAGTACCTGATGGTAGAAGCGCAGCGGTCACAGGCAAAGACCACCATCGCCGCAGCCTTCTGTGTGTGGACCCTGGTGCACGACCCGAAACACCGAGTGCTCATCATCTCCGCAGGCGGCTCACAGGCGACTGACATCTCGACCCTGGTAATCCGAATCATCATGAACATGGATGTGCTGGAGTGTATCCGCCCTGACAAGTCCAAGGGTGACCGGGTATCGGTGGAGAAGTTTGACCTTCACTACTCTCTCCGCAAGCTGGACAAGTCCGCGAGCGTCTCCTGTTGCGGCATCACCGCGAACTTGCAGGGCCGACGTGCTGACCTGTTGCTGGCGGATGACATCGAGTCACAGAAGAACTCCCTTACTGCACTGATGCGTGAGCAGCTCCTGGCTAAGACCCTGGACTTCACATCCATCAACCAGAACGGCCGTATCCTGTACCTCGGAACACCTCAGTCCAGCGACTCCATATACAACACGCTGGAAGCTCGTGGGTACGAAGTCCGCATCTGGCCTGGCAGGTTCCCCACAATGGAGCAGCTGCCTTACTACGGTGGCCGTGTAGCGCCTATGCTCACCTCCATCATGGATAAGTACCCGCAGGTAATGGGTGGAGGCGGAGTGAACGGTGACCAGGGAATCCCAATCGAGCCTTCCTTCCTCGGCGAAGAGATTCTCCAGAAGAAGGAGCGAGACCAGGGTCCGTCATGGTTCCAGCTTCAGCACATGCTGAACACCAAACTGATGGATGCCGAGCGGTATCCGTTGAAGACTGAGAACATCATCACCATGCCAATCCGGGTGGGCGATGACCTGCCATTGGAGATTAAGCGTGGCTACGAACACACAGAATACAGCGTCTACGGTAAGAACTACCGGTTCGCTCGTCCACACCCTGTTAAAGGCGACCTCGCCCCTGCTCACGGCATCTGCTTCTACATCGACCCAGCGGGCGGTGGTAAAGGACGCGGGACCCACGGTGGTGACGAAACCGGCTGGGCGTGCACCGCGTTCCTGAACTCGAATATCTACGTGCTCGGCTATGGCGGCGTCAAAGGCGGCTATGATGGCGAGCAGATGATGGAGTTGGTGAAGCTCATCAAGCACTTCAAACCCAACGTGGTGAAGATTGAGCAGAACTTCGGCTACGGTGCCTTGCGTGCCGTGTTCATGCCGCTGCTCCGGGCTGAGTACGAAGACTGTTCCGTTGAGGACGACTTCGTTACCGGTCAGAAGGAACAGCGTATCATCGACGTGCTGGAGCCCATCATCGCCCGAGGGTCGCTCATCATTGCGGAGGACGCATTGAAGGACGAGCCCAGGACGCTGGCCAAGCACCCGGACGTGAACCGCATCACTTACTGCTTGATGCAGCAAATCAACCTCATCACCCGAGACCGTGACTCGCTGATTCACGATGACCGCCTGGACGCACTGGCCGGTGCCTGCCACCACTGGGAGACTCAGTTGATGGTAGACCAAGCCAAAGCACAGCAAGCCATCCAGGAGGCCGCAGAGGCCCGATTCTGGGCTGACCCTCTTGGCCATAACCGGTACAAGCAGAACCACTATTCCGGCAGCAACATGCTGTCTTCACGACGTAATCGGAGATAACACTATGCACCTTGACAACGTACAATACCTTCCTTCCCTTTCCACTGGCGGCAAACTGCGTGTCGCTGTAATGAAGCTCATGAACTATGCCGAACTTAACTTCCAGGAAGGTGGCAAGTTCGCCACTGAGAAGCTGGTCCCGTTCTGGCAAGACCAACTCAAACGCATTGAGGCAACACACGGGGACCCTTCTGACGGCCTATTCCTCGGTCTCGGTACTGTAGAGATTCGCCAGACCCTCTACCACACAATGGCTGAGATGCGTCTGTCCAAGAACGCACACTCCAAGCTTGAGATGAAATCCTTCATTGAGCACTGTATCCAACACGCCCAGTCACTCGATAATGCTGTGCCGAAGGCCCGAGTTGCCCGTAAGAAGGCAGCACCTGTAGAGGAGTAATAGAATGTCTGCCGTCAAGCAACGTATCGCCTACTGTTCAGTGGCGGCAGTCCTCACGCTGGTTGCCCAGCTATACCCTAACTCGCTTCGGACCTCTCCTGAGGGCCTGAAGCTCCTTAGTGGTTATGAGGACTGCACACTGTCCAGTTACTACGACACTGTAGGCGTCCCTACGTGCGGTATAGGCCACACCAAGGGCGTCCGCATGGGTCAGGTAGCAACACCCGAGAAAGTCGCTCAGTGGTTCGTACAGGACGTCCAGGAGGCGGAGCAGTGCGTCATTCGGTACTTCAACGGTGCCGCTATGCCTCAGCCGGTGTTCGACTCTACCGTGTCCCTGGTGTTCAACGTAGGTTGCTACGGAACACGGTGGAATGCCAAGCATAATCGCCCGACCTTTATCGCCCGGTTCGCCAAGGCAGAGGACTGGTACAAGACCTGCGAACACATCGCAGATTTCAGTATGGCCGGCGGTAAGGTCTCCAAGGGCCTTGAGAACCGTCGCAAGAAGGAGCAAGCTCATTGTATAAAGTACAAGCAATAAAGGCGGCCCTCCTGGTGGCCCTGGTGGCCCTATGCGGTCTTCTAGGGACTGCCGCATGGCATTACAAGGGGAAGGCTGACGTGGCCTCTGAGAAGCTCACAGGGCTCACCAGGGAGTACGTCCAGCTGGAGTCCCAGTTCACAGCTTACACCGACCAAGTGGAGTCGGCTGAGAAGCAAGCAAGCAACACCCGGAAGGACCGGGACAAGATAAGGGAGCGGACCGATGAAGCAATCCGACGTATCGAGCAAGTGCCTACTCCTGGCGATGCTCTTGTTGACCCTCGGGTTGTTGATGAGCTGCGCTACGCATCCTGTCGCACCCAAGGGAACCCCAGTGCATGTACCAGAGGCCCTCACAGCGCCTACAGCGGCACCGGAGATTGAGCAAGGTATCCGGTTGAGTGACTACCCGAAGCTGCTCCTGCGCAGCCTGGGTGCCCTTGAAGAGGCCAATGCCGATAAGGCTGCTATCAGGTTGATAGTGGACAAGCACAATCAGAAATTGAAACAAGACAAGCAGTAGCAATACCAGTAGTCATAACAGTGCCCTCTAGGCAGCACACGGTTGCTATCTAGGGTGCACGATTATGCCCACTCCCCGGCCCATGGTAGGTGTATTATTGCGGATGTAAAATGGTACGCTTACTCGCAACGGTAGCGACCCTGTCCGACGACTGTATTTCCCCCGCAGGGGCCACCGAGTAGCAATCATCATCTAGAAGGGGCCTGGGGGCCGCTCTGGGCGCACTCTAGGGGCTGCTAGGGGAGTTGCACCCGATAAGGCACGGAATGCAACAGGGAGCCGTCTAGGGGCCTCTGGCCTTATCCTCTAGGTGCCCGCCTATGATAGCAACCAGAGTGCACAGGGTCAATCCACCATAGGCGAGTATCTGCAACAAGGCGATAGTCGGCTCTATGAGCCACAGGAAGCCGTGTAAGCAATCCGGCAGGTGTTCGGGTATCATCTATCAGGTATCCTCTAGGTGCTCTCTATGGACGTTACAGGGGCTCTATCCGGCTGGTATATGGTGCTCAAGTGGTTGCCATCAGTGGGCTACCCTATCTTACTACCACGTCTGCCATTCGGTTGTTGCTGGTTGCACTATCCGGTTGCTGTCTATCTGGGTGCAGAGGCGGGCTA